GTACATATGGTGTTTGTTTCTTAGTTAAAGATTGGAATAGCTCGTATCCTGTCTCTACGAAACTACTATAATCGATACCAGTTCCATCATTGGTTTCCCAGTCTACGAAATCACCATTATTAAACTCGCAGAAGACCCATGTATTGGTAGTGTTCCCTGAATTAGGAACAATTGCAACGAACTTGAGGAAAGTGCTGTTACCTGAAATAGTTTGAACATCGGTAACTACATTATTCCCGGTACCTGCACCTTGATCTGTAATTATAGTATTACCGCTGCTATCAATAATATTCTCAGTTCTTTCCGTTTGCTGTATCGCCTGTAAATTAAAGACATCAAATAAGTACGGACTATCATTTGTTAAGTTAGATATTTTCCACGGATAAAATGCCCCAATGGAAGTATCAAAGATAATAGCAGCATTAAATTTCCACCTGTCTGCATCATTGGCGGGTGCAACAGTATTATACAACCAGTATATTCGTTTACTGGCTTCATCGAAGGCTCCCCTCGCATACGTCTTAGAAAGAGCAGGAATATCATCTTGGTAAAACGTCTCAATAGTATTCTGTGTCATAGATTGGGCACTAAGAGAACCACTTACCTGATCGACAATGATAGTATAAATTCCTTGTTCAGACCACCACATTGGGAAGGTTTCAGTATTAACAATAGAGTCTTTACCAGTAACACCTACTTTAGTAATTGCCTGTACCTGAAAGTCAGTAGCTTTAAATCCATCTGTTCCACCACCAGAGACAGACCAGACTCCGTTACTAGCAAAGATAATAAGGAAACGGTCCTTTACTATCGCTCCTCTGATCTTTCCAATCTCAGGGATAACCACTACACCACCATCGGAGTCCAATAGATCTGATAGCTCTTCTGATGTTGGATCAGATTCTTGGTAGCATCGTCCTGCGTGGTTTGCTGTCAACAGAACTTGACTAAAGAATACATGACCATTGATCTTAGAGGAGTCTACACCCATATACCAAACTCGACCAGCGAAGAAGGCTAGAACTTCTGGCCTTTTAGCTTCTGATTCTGTAGTTATAGTAGAAACACCCGAAGCAGTTTGCCTATCCTTAAAGAATGGATTTAGTAAGAAGTGACCACGAGGAGCTAGCGTATTACCAGCATCGAACTTAGTTAATAAGGAAGCATCGAAGACATCACTGCTATCTTTAGCTGTCCACCACTGCTTGGAATTAGGGGGATAGACAGCCTTACTAGAAAAGAAAGTAGTAACAGGATCTGCTTCACCAGCACCGGGAGAATTCCAACCTTGGTTTTTTAGATTATAATTATGAGTAGTAGATAGTGTAGTAGGTTCGTTATCGTTAGTGATAACAGGACTCTCAGTTAATCCATCAAAATCTCTAATCTCAAGACTAACCTTAGTAGCAGTAATTGAATCACCACTAACAGAATACTCAATTGAGAACGGCTCTAGCTTACTAGATGCACAGAAGAGTAGCCCTCTACCCGACACCATCGTAATTGGTTCAATCCCTACATCAGTAGCACCACTAGCAGCAAATCCGCTAATAGATTGTGTAAAGCTCTTTTTACCACTACTAAGCGGAGAAGTCGAAAGATCGTAAAAATGTAGAGTAGTATCGATCTGAATAACTAAGAAATTCCTAGTACCGCTACCAGCAACAGCAGTCCAAACATCACTAGTAAGTCCTTGTGCTAGTGCATTTGCATCAGTCAAAGTAACAGCACTAAGAGCACCACTAGACTCGTAATCTAAGCCCAGCCGTCTCCGTCTGTTACCCTTACGAAATAGGATACAGTTGAGTTCGTCTTTACTCGCATTCTCAGGAAAGGTTAGGGGACCAGCTTCTGTGATCAACCCTGCAACAAATGTGTTAAAAACCTTTGCTGAATCAACCTCACCAGTCATTAGTTATCCTTTTTTGAAACCTTTGGGTTTTTATATTTTAGTTTAGGCCGTTCCTTTTTCTCTACTGTAACCACCTCATCAAAAGCAGTCTCATTGAGAGGGTGTCCAGTACGAAGATCAGGTGTCTTTGCCCTGTATTGACGGTAGGCTTCATCAACGAACTTTTGTGAAGTGAATTTACCACTAAGGATATTAGGTAATCTACCCCCTTCTTCATCAAGTAAAAATTGGAGTAGCCCAGTGTGGCTCTCCCTTCCGATAGTTATTTCTTTGCCGTTAGATAATTCGTAATTCATTGTGACCTTCTACTCCTATCACTTCTCCTAGTTCCTAGCGTTCCTGCTCGACCAAAGGAGGGCTGAAATCCTACATTACTTGAATCGACTATAGCTGCTTTATGTTTTTTTGCTTGTGTTCTAATGATATGAGAACGAGCAGCACCACTTACAGCAGGATTATTAGCAGACTTAAGAGTAGCGAAGGAAACAGCCTTTGAGACGGACAATAAAAGAGGAAATAGATCTATATCTAAATCAGGAGTAAACGAGTCAGATTTAGTCCACGTAGGCTCCTTGATACCATAACATTGTGTCTTGCTTTTCTGTAAAGTAGAGTCAATACTACTATCATAGGCATCAAATACAATATATCTATCATCAAACATTGTCCACCAAGAGGGGTTAGCGTTGTTCTTAACTAGTAAGTCAACGCTTATTGTATTCTTGGATGGCATATTAACCACCGTAGTCGTATCAGTAGAATCTCTACTATTCAGGAGATCCAGCATTACTTCAGGAGACTTGTATTTTATATCTTCGAAGCGTAATCGTGTATCAGTCGAGCTTTGCCGCCTATCATATTTAATCCATTCAATTATATCAACTGTAGACGGGACCTCCATCATAGCTGGTCGTGTAGCGTCCGTAAGGGCATCTAGTTCAAAAATTTCTTTGTGTTCAGGAATAGTTTGATTTGTAATTAAATCATAATAAGTAGTTTCAATAATATCTGCTATCTGATCCGATTCCCCAGTATCAGAGATACTATTAACAGCATCACTATCCATAGATGACATGATATTTTGAACCATATCAACTAAAGTTCGTTTAGGCATTTTTATTATCCTCTTCTTCTATCCTTTTCCACGAAATATGCCATCTCCAAAGTAAGAAGGTAATAGACAGCATCATAAGTATGATGGACAACCCCGTATTAATCGCTCCCATCCACTCAGCAGTCGCCGTAGCAGCGCCGGGGGCCATCGCGGGTGCCGTCTTAACGATGGCTTGAATGTGGGCGGCTTGGGTGTTCATGACACTGGCTCATCGGGCCACGCTGGGTTAGCAGGATCGTCGGTGTTAGCTGGAAGATTTCTCAGTGTTTCCCGATAAGTTGCCCAACTAGTTTTGGCTTCAGAAGTAAGAGGGCTATCGGGGGATTGAGTCCAATCGCTTTCGGTTAATTTGGTATTACGTTCTGAGCGAAGATGGCCCCAAGCCACGGCAGCTTGCTCTGCGTTAAAACTAACAGAATCAAAACTGACCGTTTTGGCTGCGGGGTCAACAATAAGATTTGAGCTTGCATTATTCGGGGTCAACGCCCAAAACGCATTATCGTAACCTTCAGACTTCATGATTGCGACAACAGCAACAGCAGTTGCTTCATCGGGAGCGCGGGTTTCGGCAATGACCTTATTAGCCTCATCCCAATCGGCTATGCATATGTACATTATGAAAGCTTCCTCCTCATCAACACTAGTTCACCTGTCGTCATGTTTTGGCCTCCAATAACGGCAACTCGCAGTCCGGTCACGGCTTCTGACGTAGCACGACGAGTTGAATAGTGCCAATGAGTCAAAACGCTGCTGGTATTATCCCCAATGCAATTCGATATAGCATCAGTTTCATCTGTGGCTCCGGGGTTAAATATAGTTATCTCACCTGAGAAAGTTTCACCTGCTGCCGTGCCACCCGGCGCACCAGCGATATTATTATCTTGAATATACAGCCCCACCGCACCACCTAGAGCCGCCGTTTTTGTAGCGTTTTGGTAGTTGAACCCGTTGCTAACGTAGCTTGCCGTCTGGAAAGTTGGGCCACCGCCCGTCCCCACCTGCACACAAACTCCGGTGGGGTCAGCGGAAAGCTTAATGTCTCGTAAAATTACTATATAGTCATATCCTGCCGCCACTGTGGCAGCGAATGTAATTTCTGTATCTCCGCTGGCTGTCTGAGCCTCGACAAACCCTAAAGCACCAGCAGGAGCAAGATCAAGGATTCCTTGAACAGTGTCTTCTTTTAGCGCCCCACTATCTGTGGCGTCCGAAAATACAATCGCATCTGATGCTGTAATAGTTGTATCCGTAAGCCCAGCTAATGCACCGTGTAATCCCGCTGGAGTCACCACTCTAGCAGTGTCCGTCCCGGTGACCGTTTCCGCAGTAGTTGCGAGTTCCGCCGCGCCCTTGGCGGA